GAAGTAGATAGATACAACAAAGAATTTGTGGCTGAGGGTCGTGCCTTTGGTGAACTAGGACATCCAGATGGGCCTACTGTCAATCTTGACAGAGTTTCACACATGGTTACGAGTTTAGAGCCTGATGGAAAGAACTTCATTGGTGAGGCAAAATTATTGTCCACTCCTATGGGGGAAATTGCGAAAGCACTTATTAAAGACGGTGGTAAACTTGGTGTTTCATCTAGAGGCATGGGTTCACTAGAATCTAGAAATGGTGCAAATTATGTGAAAAATGACTTTTATTTGGCAACCGCTGCTGATATCGTTGCAGACCCATCTGCACCAAAAGCCTTCGTTGAAGGTATTATGGAAGGCAAAGAATGGGTTTGGTACAATGGTATTCTGAAAGAGGTAGAAGTCGAACAAATTAAGGAAGATATCGAAGCAGATGTGCGTAAAAAAACTTACAATTTTGAAGCGCTTGCGTTTGCAAAGTTCCTTAAAAAACTTTAAAATTATAAATATAATATGACAAAACAACAACCAAAGGAGAAATCCCAATGTCAGAAATAGATAAGACAATTGAGGAACTTGAGGCAGAAGTATCGCAAGAATTAGAAGAAGCACAACATGATGTTGCGAAAAAAGGAGCTGCTAAAGGTGATTCAATGAAGAAGGTTGATGGAGAAGTTCAAGATTTAGGCCCTGCTGTTGACGAACCACAAGATAAAGATACTGGTTCTGCAAAAGCTGGAGACAAAGTCAAAAAAGCTGCTGATCCAAAAGCCAAAAAAATTGCTGCTGGTTACAAAATGAAAGCAGAAGTTAAAAAAGAAGATGTTGAGAAAGATGAGAAAGAGGAATCTACTCTTGATAGTCGTTTAGCATCTATTGATGTTTCTGAAGATGTTGATGCGTTAATGAATGGGCAAGAATTGTCTGAAGAATTCAAAAACAAAGCAAAAACAATCTTTGAAGCTGCTGTAAAATCTAAAATTCGTTCAGAAGTTGAAAGAATTGAAGAAGAAAGCAAAAAAGAAACAGAAACTCAAATGGAATCTTTTAAATCCGATTTGACTGAAAAAGTTGATAACTATCTAAACTATGTTGTAGAACAATGGTTAAAAGATAATGAATTAGCTATCGAAAGAGGATTAAAGGGTGAAATTGCTGAAGATTTCATTTCTGGTCTTAAAACTCTTTTTGAAGAGCATTATATTGATGTACCAAATGAGAAGTATGATGTTCTCGAATCACAATCTGAAAAGATTGACGAGTTAGAGAAGAAATTGAACGAACAAGTCGAGAAAAATACCGAGTTAAACGGTAAAGTATCTGGAATGGTTCGTGATTCTTTAATCGCTGAAGTTTCTGCTGATTTAGTAGACACAGAAGTTGAGAAGTTTAAAGAATTAGCAAAAGATGCTGAATTTACTACAGAAGAATCTTTTAAGGAAAAACTTGAAACTCTTAAAGAAAGTTATTTTCCAAAAAAGAATGTAGTTAGTGAATCCGTAGATTCTGAATCTGAAAATTCAGAAGTAGAATCAAAGGAAATTAGTGGTTCAATGGCTGCTTATATGGCTGCAATCACTAAAACCAAAAAGATTAATTAATTAGAAATACAAAAATTAATAAATAATCTTTAACAAACTGTAAAAGGAGAAATACAAATGTTTCAAACTGAACATTTACAGGAAAAGTGGCAGCCAGTCTTGGAGCACGCAGATTTACCTAAAATCAGCGACACTTACAAGAAGGCAATAACCACAGTTATCCTAGAAAACCAAGAAAAAGCTATGAAAGAAGATGGTAGATTTCTTTCAGAGGCTGCACCTGCTAATGCTACAGGTTCAAATGTAGATAATTGGGACCCAATTCTAATTTCTTTAGTTAGAAGAGCTATGCCTAATTTAGTTGCATATGACATCTGTGGTGTTCAACCAATGACTGGTCCAACTGGTCTTATCTTTGCAATGAAAGCCAAGTACACATCACAAGGTGGTACTGAAGCATTATACAACGAAGCTGACACAGACTTTTCTGCTGCTGGCGGTTCTGTTCATGATGGTACTAATCCTGCTGTATTGAACGATTCACCTGTAGGTTCGTATGAAGCTGCACCTGGTCTTGCTACTAATACTGCTGAAGCATTAGGTGATTCTGCTTCAAACGCTTTCGCACAGATGGCTTTCTCAATTGATAAAGTAACTGTTACTGCTAAATCAAGAGCTTTAAAGGCTGAGTACACAATGGAACTTGCTCAAGACTTAAAAGCAATTCATGGTTTAGACGCAGAAACAGAACTTGCTAATATTCTTTCTAGTGAGATTCTTGCTGAAATCAATAGAGAAGTTGTAAGAACAATTTACATTACTGCTAAAAAAGGTGCTCAAGCAAATGTAACTAACAATGGTATCTTTGATTTAGATACAGATTCTAACGGTCGTTGGTCTGTTGAAAAATTCAAAGGTCTATTATTCCAAATCGAAAGAGATGCAAATGCAATTGCAAACGACACTCGTAGAGGAAAAGGTAATATAATTATCTGTTCTTCAGATGTTGCTTCTGCTCTTTCAATGGCTGGTGTTTTAGACTATGCTCCTGCATTAAACACAAACTTAAATGTTGATGATACTGGTAATACTTTTGCTGGAACAATCAACGGTAAGTTTAAAGTATATGTAGATCCATATTCTGCAAATGCAGCTGCTGCTCAATACTATACTGTAGGTTATAAAGGTTCTTCACCATATGACGCTGGTATTTTCTACTGCCCATATGTACCTCTACAAATGGTTCGTGCAGTTGGTGAGAATTCTTTCCAACCAAAAATTGGATTTAAAACTCGTTACGGTATGGTTGCTAACCCATTCGCTACAACTAACGGTGATGGCGCTATCTCTGATATTGCTGATGATGTTGCAGCTGGGTTACAAAACAAATATTACAGATTAGTAAAAGTTGCTAACATTATGTAATAATTGTTTTAGACAATTTATAATAATATAATAATATACCTCGCACTAAAGACCCACCCTAAAAAGTGGGTCTTTTTTTTTTTGTGTATAAATAGTATCATAAAAGGAAAATACTATGGTAGATTTTAACCCACTTGCAAGACAACCATCAAATATAGACTATGCAAATAATACACAGTTTAGATTTGATATAATGAAATTACCCAATGTTCAGTATAATGTTATACGAGCAAATGTACCAGGCTTATCATTTGATGGTAATGCAGAATATACAACAAGATTTAAAAGAATACCTGCAATGGGTGAAGTTGTAAATTATGAAGATTTAAATCTTACTTTTATTGTACAAGAAAATTTTGCAAATTATATTGAAGTACATGATTGGATTATTGGTATAGGTTTTCCAAAAAGTACAACACAGTTTGCAAATGCACTTGCAGCTAAAGAAGTACAAACAAAACCAAATGCAGGTGGTGATGTTAGTAGAACAAATACAAATTCAAAAGTTGCAAACATATCTGCATTAGAAAGTGATGCAACATTAACTATTTTGACAAATAAAAATAATCCAACTGTCAGAGTTAATTTTAAAAGTTTGTATCCATCTGCAATTACTGGTGTTGAGTATGATGTTCAATCTACAACAACTACACCATTAACAGCTACAGTAACTTTCAAATATTCAATCTATGAATTTGAAACTTTATAAATAATTATGAGCAGTTTAAGGTTGGCTTGAACATTTGACAACCTTCAGTCTTTCAATAGATAATATAAAAACTGCAAGTTGCAAACCAAACTGCTCACTCTCTTTTTAAATTATGGAATATAATATGACCCTCGAAGAATTGAAAATACAATCAGAAAAAGACATAACAATAGATGATATCGAATGTGATAAAGAAACCGTTCGTACTCATGCACTAAAAATAAAATACTTAAGACTATTCTCAAAATATAGATTACAAGAAAGAAAACATCATTTTGATTATCTAACTTTGAAAAAAGAAAAATGGGAATACTATGCTGGTAAATCAAGTCCTGAAGTATACAGAGATAAACCATTCGACCACAAAATTCTTCGTGGTGATATTCCAATCTATCTAGAAGCCGATGAAGAATTAAATACTCTATTACAGAAAAAAGAATACTTTGAAACTTGTAAAGATTATTGTGAAGAAGTTTTGAAAACAATTAATAGTAGAAGTTTTGAAATTAAAAATATTATTAATTGGAGAAGATTTATGGAGGGTATGGATGAGTAATTTAATACCACATTATTCAATTTATAATCTAGACGAAATGATGTTGAAAGACATTTACGGAACACATACAGAATTTGTATCTGCAAAAGTAGGTAAATCTACTGATTCAAAAACTGAACAAACTGAAGTAAATTTAAAAAGTAGAGATTCAAAAATAAAATTTATTAATGATCCTGTATTAATACAAAATTTATTTTCTACTGTAAAATTTTTAAATTTACAAGGTAACTGGAAATATGAATTAACACAGTTAGAAGATTTACAATACACCGTTTATGATGTTGACCAATATTATAATTGGCATACAGATTCTAACTTTTTGTTTACACCCACTATAAGAAAATTAAGTTTTTCTATTGGATTAAATGACCCAAGTGAATATGAAGGTGGAGAACTTGATATAGAAATACATGGCCCTAATATAAAAGGTAAAAGATTTGAAACTATTGTTTTGGAAAAAAATCAAATGGTTTGTTTCAGGTCTAGTTTATGGCACAGAGTAAGACCAATA